CGCACGGTACCGAAGAGCTTCACCGCAAGGGGTGGTGTCGATTTGAAGTTATGCGTGTCCGGCATCCGCAGAACCCGTGCCGCATCAGCAGGTACGGCAGTGTCGATCTCAAGGCCATTGTTCAAGCACAGTTTCTTAAAACGCTTCGCAAGCCTGCGCCACTCATCGGCGGCTATGGCGTCGTTCAACGGCCAATAGGCATGCAGTCCGCGCCCAGATGACACAACAACTGGCAGAGGTATGTCTGCATCAATACAGAACTTTTTTAGAGCGTCGTACGCATCAGCTTGAACCGCGTAGGGCTTGTTTTCGCCGCAGTCTAAGTCAAGGAAGAACGCACGAAGGTAAGCTGCGTTCTCTGCGGATCGTGTTGTAGGTTCGTTAAACGACGCTAACGCAAAGTATGCGTTTATGTTTGATCGATTGAGTTCGTCCCCACGTTCAATAACCTCCTCGATTGTGTTATGGAATGTTTGCTTGACCGCTTTGTCATTGATCCCTACAACGCAGTAAGGCCCAACGGGCGGCAGAATGGCTTCATAGAATTGTGTACTCACAGTGCCCCACGGTGATTGGCACACGGGTAAAAAGGCGGGGCAGCAGCCCGTGGTCTGCTGTGTCAGGGAGGGATCAGCCCCCTCAAGCCCCTGGGGTCGCTATACTACGCCAACAGTTCTGTAGCGTTCAAGTAGCACCTTGATCTGCGTCTCCATCGAACTACGCGGTTTGAAGCGCCCAGTGAACCACGAGTACACCGAGTGCCGCGCTACACCAAGGTCTTTAGCTACTTTAGTCGCTGGGATGTTGTGCTCAATGCAGAACAGCCCCAGCTGCACCCCTGGCAAGTTCGGGTCTGCGTTACGTATGGCAGTGACCATAACGTATGAGTATCCCCGTGCATCATTCTTCATCATCAGAACTCCACTGAGCCAGCACATCCTTCACGTCCTTGGGGGCCGCAGCAGGCTCAGCCTTTTTGCTCTCACGCTTGGCCGGTGCAGGCGCAGGTGCCTCGACCACTGCAGCCGTAGCTTCGGGCGTAAAGCTTTCAGGTAGTGCCGGTCCACTTGCCGTTACGTTGGTTGTGCTGAACTTCGTCTCAATCGCACGTTGAGCATCCTCAGTCTTGCCTTGCTGCCGAGACATCTCCCACTCGGGCTTCGTCAATGGGCGCACTGCACGGAACTTCAACACCGGCACGGACTCACTGGTATCGAAGCGAGCTTCCGTCACAACGCCACCCATGGGAATGCCGTGGCCTGACAAAAATTTTGCGTACGCTTGGAAGGGCATCTTCTCGCCCTCGGGCTTGCCGAAGTATGACTTCGACGGAAGCTTCAAGCGATACACGTTGCCTTGCATGTCACCCTCAAGCACCACAGCGGTGTTCAAAAAGAACCGGCATGCACGGGACTTGCCTTCACCAGAGCCTTCGATGTTCTGAGGACACGTAGCACACGCTGAGGACTGCGGGCTCTTGACTGACGCATCCGGTGCCTTGCTATCTGCAGACCAGCAGTCGGGTGCCGTAGCTTGGCCTTTAACGTAACTGCCCGAGTAGTACGTGCGTGATACGCTAGGGGCAGCGTTAACAACTACAAAGTTCATAGCGCGGTCTTCGTTCTTGGCGATCTCCTCGCCACCCACAATCATGCGCCACACACCACCGTCGATTGAGATTGACTTGCCTTGCGGGGTGCCAGCTAAACGCCGCGTGAAGTCGTCCTCATCAGAACGCAGGTAGTCAGGCAGGGCAGCACCAGATTTGAATAGAGTGATCTCAGACATTTCAGTTTCCTTACTTGGTTGCACGACGAATAATGATGGAATACTTCGAATCAGCATTTAGACCTTGCGGTAGTTCTCCTGGGTTTTCAGTTAGGAATTGCTTCATGTGTGACTGATGAATTCGTTGCTCAAGCAGTTGGATCGCGTCGTGCTTCTTGATGAAGCCGTACATCGAGTCCCAATCGTTGGTCCAGTACCGGGTCTTGACGGAACGGGAAAATGTGCCGTATGCAGTCTTGCCACCATCTTGCCCGGTAGCTTTGCATATCTCTAACAGGGCTTGCTCGATGGTCTCCATCTGCTCGTCGATCTCCGCCGCCCTCGATTCGTACTCCCGCTTCAATACGTCCTTCGCATCCCGCATCTTTATGTAGACATTCACTAGCTTCGTTGCGTCCATTATGTTCTCCTTTGTGAAGTGAGACAGTCATTTTACATTGTTCATCAACCATGTCAAGCGATTTCCTCTTCATAAAGCTGCACCAGCGCTTGGTGCATATCCAATTTCCCATCCAATAACGCGTAAATCCTTTTCTCCACAGGGCTTCCCTGCAGGCGTACAACCGTCACTGGGTTGCGCTGCCCCGCTCGATGCGCCCGCGCATTGCCTTGCATGTACAGCTCCGCTGAAGGCACCGGCCCCCACCACACCACGGTGTCTGCCTTGGTCAACGTCACACCATGCGCCGCAGCTTGAGGGATCAGTAGGATCACCTTGGGGTCCGTCTCAGTCTGGAACTGTTTGATGAACGTCGCCCGCAGACTTCCTGGTGTGCCGCCGTGGATCGCTGCGTTAGTGATGCCGTCCTTCGATAGCAGCTCCGTTAGCCGCTCCAGCACGTGCCGGAAGGGGACGAACACAATCACTTTGTGCGTGGTGCCACGCACCACATCCAGCAGCTCGTTGTAACGGTTTGTGATATCGAACTCAATGACTTCGCGCTCTGTAGAGTACGCGCTGCCTTGGGATACCTGCAGAAGTTTATTGAGTAGCCCTGCTGCGTTGACTGCGGTGATCTGTTCGCCCGCTGCGGTAGCCATCATGTTCTTGCGGATGACTTCGTAATACTGCAGTTGTTGTTTGGTCAGCGGCACATCGCGTGTGGTGTAGAGCATGTCCGGCAGGTCGAGGCACTCCTCCTTGGTGAACCGGATGGCAGGCTGCAGCACACGGTGGACGGTCTCCGCTGCGGAGGCTTTGGGTATCCATTTGAACTGCGTCACTTTATACATCACTTGGTCACGAAACGCCCCGAAGAAGCGTGGTACCGACGCCGGGTTGACGATCTTAGCTAGACCATACGCATCCACAGGCGACTGCGCAGCCGGGGTGCCAGTCATAAGCCATATGTATGTCTTGGGCAGCACCAGTGAGGCTAGTGCTTTCCATCGGTCTGTGGTTGCTGATTTAATCGCAGTCGCTTCGTCCACGATGATGAGATCAAACTGTTGCTTAGCGAGCGCCTCGCGCACAACCTTAACGCCATCGAAGTTGATGATGGTGAAGTCATACCCGCCACACACAATCTCTTCGCGTTTACGTCGGCTACCAACCGCAAGCGCCACTGTGCGGTGCATAACCGTCTTGAACAAATCTGACCGCCACGCTGTGTCCATGATCGACACCGGGCATACAATCAGCACCCGCTTGACAACCCCCACCGTCATGAGATAGTCCGCAGCCCACGCAGCGGCAGACGTTTTCCCAGTGCCTGCCTCGTTCAAACAGAAGCAACGAGGGTGAGTCGCAAGGAACGCCGCAGTCGTACGTTGATGGTCGAACGGATTGTAGATACCGGGCCACTTGTAGCGCCCGAGGATAGGGTTCGGTACGTCCTTGATGCGTAGGTTGCGTAGGATTCGCGCTTCGTCAAACCCCCAGTGCACGAGGATTTCACCAACCTCGCCTTCCTTGCGCAGCAGCTTGCTCTTGGGTATGAGCTTTGTAATCTGATCCGCCTTCTTAGTGCGGATGAGTAATGCCTTGTTGTCGATGATCTGCACAGACTCTCCAAATGTTTAATAGCCGAGGTGCGGTCTGCACTCGGCGTTTGTTATGTGTCTCCAAAAAAGCGAGGTGACTGGGGGAAGTCACCTCGCAAACCAACTTCACAAGGAGAGTCCGGGGAGACGCCGGACCTCACAAGCCTACGTGGTCACACGTAGACTGTCAACTACTTCATGCCCGCTTTACGGGTTCTCGGGAAGCTACGGTTCGCACTCTTAGATACCGCGCGCAAGTTACCCTTCGTAGTCCCACCGCCTTTAGCCATAGGCGTTACGTGATGCACGTCCTTACCGTCGCCTTTCTTAACGCGACCTTCTTTCTCCAGCATGCGGCGGGCTTTGTTACGTGCAGCGCGGTTAGCGATCTGCTCGGGCTTGCCTTGATAAGAGTCATACTCGTTGCGGTAGTTACGTGCCATACCTCACCTATGCTCACAAACGTCCTGTGAGACAGGACAAAATTTACACAGCCCACTGGGCGTGGCATTCCAAACATCGACCGCCACAGTATCCTCAATCGCTGCTGCATGCCCAGCCCATCGAGACAGAATATCCGGCATCTGCTCACGATAATACCGAGCTTGGATCACATCCCCCGGCACAAGGAAGAACAGCATCGCCTTTACCTTCAGCACACTGGGATGGTGCGCCATTGTCATAGCCGCCATGAGTTCTAACTGCGATGTATCTGCATAGCGACTCGATTTGCCCGTCTTCCAATCTGCTAACCATGCGATCTCATTGTTGACCACCAGCAGGTCAGGGATACCTCGGAACCACACGTCCTTATCGAAGAACCCGCAAGGCGTGAAGTCCTTGCGAAGCCCAAGCTTCTCTTCGCAGAACCGTTGCCCAGGCATATCACGAATGCCTTCAAGCACCTCAGTGTGCCGTTGCAGATGTTCCGGTAGCTCCGTGCCGTCCTTGAGAAACTTCTCAATCGCTTCGTGCACAAGATTGCCGTATGTCGTAGCTTCGGTGGGTTGAGACTTAAACCGTTTGAGGATTCGAACCTGCTGATACCGTCTTGCGCAACCTTGGAAGTCTTTGATCGATGAGTGTGAGTGTATGAGCATGATTGTTTTTACATTTAGCAATCCCCGTATGATGCACCCCACCCTACCTCACATGCAAGGGGGAGCGTTTTAGCCCACGCCGGTCGCCACGACATACATTCCTCGACGTACTTCACGGCCTCCTCAACCTCGGTCTCGGGGGCAACACAGGCAACCGCATCATGGACAGTCAACACCACCTTGTACCGCTTGGCGATGCGCAGCATCTGCTCAGCCACGATGCACCGTGCGATTCCCTGGCAAAAATTCTCCACACTTTTGCCGCCGTATATGTCGATCACCTGCCCACGCGAGTCGTACACCCACCGCAAAGTGCCGTCATCCCGGCGCTCCTGCCGAAGCCCTGGGTATTGGATATGTGTGCCGCTTGGAAGCGTGAGCCCCACGCCCGGTATGACCTTCACGATATTCTGCCGGTCCACAACCATCGGCATATGCGCCGCCAGCATCGAGAGCGCAACGTCTGCAGTTTTCCATAGCTCAGGTATGCAGTAGTACGTCCGTCGATAGGTATCTACTATGCGCTTGGCTTCCGCATCGTCCACCACAACGCCCGCACCCGTCTTCAGGAAGAGCTGTAGCTTCTTGTGCCCGACTCCATAACCACAACCTAACACAGTTGACTTCCCAATGAACCGTTGTTCTTTTGTTATCTGGTCGGGCGCAACCCCGTAGATATGCGAAGCCATGATGCGATACACGTCTTGCTTTTGTTCGAACGCATCAACGAGGTCTTGCTGCCCCGCTAACCACGCCAGTGTTCGCGCTTCGATCTGTGAGGAGTCTGAATCAATCACCACGTAACCGGGCGGCGCTTTGATAGCTTTCTTGATCTTGCCTGCGTTAGCTGTGCGTGATGGGAGGTTTTGAAGGTTAACGAAATCTTGGCCAGACCAACGACCCGAGTGTGCCCCGTAGTATCTAAGCGGCACAGGAAACTTGCCACGATAGGACATATCTATGAACCGCTGAGTGCGTGTCTCCTCGATCGTGCTCTTAACCCCCAGCCGTGCAGCAACAATCGCCTGCACCTCTAGATCCTCGTGCTCAAGCAAAGCTTTGAACGCTTCATCGGTTTTCGCAAACGCGAGTGTCTGCTTACCCGTGGTTGGGCTTGTCTTCATCGGCGGCTCAACGCCACGCTCTCTGAGCATCTCAGCCAACTGCGGGTTACTCATCAGACGAGACTTGTCGTCGGCGCTCAGTTTACTGAGCAACGCTTCCTTCTTAGCCAGCACAT